CTATGATGCTACAAGAACATTATACCAAGGTGTTGGTACAACAGCTAATGTATTACAAACAGGTTTACTTAATAATATAGATGTAGATTCATTTAGCTCATATGATCCAAATAGTTTTGGGATAGCTAATAAAGCTGCGGTGTTTGATGGAAGTAGTAGTATTATACGATTTGCAGACAATTCATTTAAAAACACAACATTTACAATTTCATTGTGGGCAAAGTCAAGTGATTGGACACAAAGTAATGCAACTTTATTTAATACTTATGATAATGATGGCACAAATGGTGGCGCTGCATTTGGTATAAATGCTGACAAAATTTCTGTTATAGGGAATGGCGGCACAAATTCACCAGCTACAAGGAATGGTTCTACTTCGTTAACAGACAATACTTGGGCACACTTTGTTTATGTTGTTGATGGTTCAAATTGCAAGACTTTTTTAAATAATGTTGAAGAACAAGATTTTACTTTTACTGGAGGTAGTTTAGCATACAGGACTAATCACAATTTTAACATTGGCGCAAGAGAAATTACAGGAACATCAAGTACAAACATTTATGGTTATTTTAATGGAAGTATAGACCAAGTACGATACTTTACAGCAGCACTTACAACTACGCAAATTGCAACTCTTTATAATGAAACTTCATCTACTACTAGTACACTAAACCCCACTGGTCTTAGTAACTGTATTGCTTTGCTTAATTTTGATACTGATAGCGGAACACATATTGATGATGTATCAACAAATTATGATGCAGTATCAGCTAATGTAACATTTGCTTTTGATAATACAACGGGTTATAGAATTAAAGACCAAACGTCTAATAATTTATCTTTAGGTTCTTTAGTTAATACAACAATAAATAAAGCAAATTCATGGGGCAGAAGCATAAAATATGATGGCACAGGAGATTTTGTAACTTTACCTGTAGGTTTAGGCAGAACTGCAACGCAAGATGTAACAAGAGAACTATGGGTTAAAATAGATGATTACCCCGCAGGTTCGAATGCCGACGGTCTTTTATATATTGGGGATATGAGTGATAATCAATATTATGAAAATTTAAGAGTTACAAGTGATGGGACTATAGATTATCAAGAAAGACCGAATGCCGGTACCGGCGGTACTCAAGACTTTCTACTTAGTACCGACTCCTCAAATATTTTAGTAGAAGGGGCTTGGCATTATGTTGCTTATACTGTGCAAGGTAGACTTAAAAAAATATATATAAATGGAAAGCTTGTAGCAGCTAAAACGGCCAGCTATGATAAAGTAAATAACTCTACTTATGGAGGATCACTTGGTTCTTTTAGAGGCAGTACTGTAGCAACCACTCAAGGTGAAATAGCACAATTTAGATCTTATACAAGCGCATTAACAGATGCACAAATAAAAGCTAATTTTGATGCAACAAAAGCACAATTTTATTCGCCTTTAGTACACAGTTTGGTTTCGGCAAATGAAAAAGCAGGATTTAGTATTGCAACATATACAGGTGAGGGCTCAGAAACAGATATGGTTGCTCACGGACTTACTAAACCACCTGAATTTCAGTTGATTAAAAACTTAAGTACAGCGGCACATTGGGCTTGTTTTATTTCAAAAAATGTAACAAAACCTGAAAGTAATAGTGAATCTTTTTTACTAGGTAGTAAAACAGGTGCAGTTACTTTTAGTAGTGGATATGGAGTTAATTTTGCTTATACAATGGACGGAAGAACCAATACAGCAGGTGATAATTATGTATCGTATAATTTTCATAGTGTCCCCGGTTATCTTAAAATTGTAAAATATACAGGAACTGGCAGCGGCAGAAAAGTTCATATTGGTTTTGAGCCTAGACTTCTTTTAATTAAAAGTTTTTCTGGCGACAGCTGGTATTTTTTAGATAAAGCAAGAGGAGATTCAAGATATTATTATATTGGATATAATAACGGTACAGGACAGTCATATAATTTGACTAATCAAATAACTTTTGTAAACGAGCTTAATCATGTACATTTTGCGGGTGGTAGTATAAATCAATCTGGTAGTAATTTTATAATGCTGGCTTTTGCATAACAAATTAAATACGTAATAATTAACTATATTTTAATAACTTAAATTTTATATAATGAGTAAACAAATTAAAAAAGAAGAACTGGATACGTTACAAAAAATTGTAACAACAATTCAAACATTACAATCTCAAATAGGCAAAGTTGAAACGCAAAAACATATATTGCTGCATCAATATGATGCCGTTGGCCAAAAGCTTAATGAGTTTAAATTAAAATTAAAAGAAGCATACGGTGATATAGATATAGACTTTAAAACCGGTGAATATACTAAAATTAAAAATAATGAATCTGATAAGAAAGATTAGTATTGGCAGAGATTATAAAAACGACGCCATGCACTACAGCCTAGATCAAGAAGTGTTTGGTGGCCATAAAATTGTAGAAATATTAGAAGAAGACGAAAGCTATAATATATACATTGAAAAAAACAAAGAGGTATTGCCTTGGAAAACTTTTAATAAGAATATGGCTATTGCAATAGAATATAATTTACAATATTAATGAAGCACTTGCATGCTTACATGGTAACGCCTATAAACGGTAGATATACTAATAACAAAAAAATAGGTGAAAAAGAATTAATATTAAACACGACTATTGAAAACCATAAGTTTATTAATAGAAAAGGCATTATAAAAGAAACACCTATAAATAATTCAATACTTAAAACAGGTGACGAAGTTATAGTACATCACAATACATTTAGAAGATTTTATAATGTTAGGGGCCAAGCAAAAGATAGCAGTAATTATTTTGATAATAATAATTTTTTTGTTTATATAGATCAAATATTTTTATATAAAAGAAATAATAAGTGGCTAACACCACCTGGTTATTGTTTTGTAAAACCAATAAAAAATAATGATTTATTATCAGAAGCTAAAGAAAAGCCACTCACGGGCGTTTTAAAGTACCTAGGAGGCGATTTAAAGAGCTTTAATTTAAATAATGAAGATATAGTTGGTTTTACTCCAAACAGTGAATATGAGTTCTTAATTGACGGGGAAAGATTATATCGAATACCCATAAATTCAATATCAATTAAATATGAAAGAGCAGGAACTGAAGTCGAATATAATCCAAGCTGGCTATAAAGCTGTAAAAGAGCTAATAAGAGTAGCAGAAGAGCAAATAATAATGGACGATCCTGATGAGGATTTAGCAGCTGACAGATTAAAAAATGCCGCTGCAACTAAAAAGTTAGCAATATTCGATGCATTCGAAATACTTAACCGTATTGAAAATGAAAAAAACATAATGCAAGATACTCCTACAAAAGAAAAAGAAAGTTTTGGTGGATTTGCGGAAAAAAGATCTAAGTAATGTACGAACAAACATTAATAAAGACTGTTTCCCCCATTAAAAAAAATATTATTAAAAAAAATAATAGATATAAAAAGTGGGAATACGGTTACAATAAAGAATACGATGTAGTTGTTATAAGCAAAGACGGAACTATAGGTGATGTTGTTGAAATTCAAAACTTGTGTATAGCATTACCTTCGGTAACTAAATTAAATAAAGTAAACAATAAGTGGACAGCAATAGATCTTCCAAAAGAGTTTAAAAATTTAAAAACTATATTTGATTGGGAAACATATCCTGAACAATTTAAAAACAAATGGTATCCTTACATAGATGAAGAATTTGAAAGAAGGGAAAAAGGTTATTGGTTTAATAATAACAATGAGCCTACTTATATTACAGGGACTCACTATATGTATTTGCAATGGTCAAAAATTGACGTTGGAAGACCAGATTATAGAGAAGCCAATAGGATATTTTATATATTCTGGGAAGCTTGCAAGGCCGATTACAGATCATATGGAATATGCTATCTCAAAAATAGACGGTCTGGATTTTCTTTCATGGCCTCGAACGAGACAGTTAACCAAGCTACAATATCTAAAGACGCTAGATTCGGTATATTATCAAAAAGTGGTGCAGACGCAAAAAAAATGTTTACAGATAAAGTCGTACCCATATCGGTCAATTACCCGTTCTTTTTCAAACCGATACAAGACGGGATGGATAGACCTAAAACAGAACTTGCTTATAGAGTACCAGCAGCTAAGTTTACAAGAAACAGTCTCAGGTCTACCTTGGGGGATAACAATGAGCTTCCGGAGGGATTGGATACAACCATTGATTGGAAAAACACAGGTGACAACTCTTATGATGGAGAAAAACTTCGCCTTTTAGTTCATGATGAAAGCGGTAAATGGGAAAGACCAGACAATATATTAAACAACTGGCGCGTAACAAAAACTACATTAAGATTAGGTAGCAGGATTATAGGCAAATGTATGATGGGATCAACGTCAAATTCGTTAGACAAAGGGGGCGATAACTTTAAAAGACTTTATGATGATTCAGACGTTACCAAAAGAAATAAGAATGGCCAAACTAGCTCAGGATTATATTCTCTGTTTATACCTATGGAATGGAATTACGAAGGATACATTAATTCTTATGGATACCCTGTATTCGATACGCCAAAAGTACCCGAGTCTGATGCAGATGGATTACCAATTGAAACGGGGGTCATAGATTTTTGGCAAAATGAAGTTGAAGGATTAAAAAATGACTCTGATGGCTTAAATGAATATTATAGACAATTCCCAAGAACCGAAGAGCATGCTTTTAGAGATGAAGCTAAAAATAGTATTTTCAATTTGAGTAAAATATATGAGCAAATTGATTATAATGAAGACTTAGAAAGAAAAGGATTTATTACAAGAGGAAGTTTTCTTTGGGAAAACGGTGTTAAAGATACTAAAGTAATGTTTGCACCAAATAAAAGCGGGAGATTTTTAGTTTCATGGACACCTGATAAAAAGTTAGAAAATAACGTAATAACTAAAAACGGGATTAAACATCCTGGCAATGAGCACATTGGCGCGTTTGGTTGTGACTCATATGATATATCAGGTACAACCGATGGGCAAGGATCTAAAGGATCTTTACATGGGTTAACAAAATTTAGTATGGAGGATGCGCCTCCAAATACATTTTTTTTAGAATATATAGCCAGACCACAAACTGCTGAAATGTTTTTTGAAGATGTATTAATGGCATTAGTATACTATGGTATGCCGATGCTTGCTGAGAATAATAAACCTCGTCTTTTATATTATTTAAAACGAAGAGGTTATAGAGGGTTTGCAATGAATAGGCCAGATAAAGTTTGGAATAAACTATCGGTTGCAGAAAGAGAAGTTGGTGGAATACCTAACTCTTCTGAGGATATTAAACAAGTGCATGCGGCGGCAATTGAAACATATATACAAAAACACGTAGGTATGAATGATGATGGGTTTGGAAATATATATTTTAATACAAC